GAATCTGTAATTACTGGGATTGATGCGTATAATATCTTGCAATCAGACCGTGTGATTGACCGCGAGAAGCTTATTGATGCGATTCTTGTATTTTATGGTGTTAATCTTGAGCCAGAAGACAAGGCCAAATTAAAGAGCGAGCGCACCGTTGGACTTCCTCAGGATGCTAAAGCAGAATACGTGATTAAGAATATTAACGAAGCCGATGCTGAGGTTTTACGTAAAACCATTGCTGCCGACATTCATAAGTTTTCTATGACGCCAGACCTTAGCGATGAAAACTTTGCCGGCAATTCTTCGGGTGTGGCTTTGCTTTATAAGCTTTTAGCTTTTGAACAGAACGTGAAGAAAAAAGAACGTTACTTTGAGAAAGGTCTCATGGAACGTTTTAAGCTTTACTCTCACGTACTTCATCTCAAGAGTGAGCTATCTAGCGAGATTTCCACTAAAGATGTTGATGCTATCTTTAACCGTAATCTGCCAAAGAATGACTATGAGGCAAGCCAAATGATTAATAATCTTCGTGGTATTGTCGATTCTGCCTTGCTGGTTAGTCAGTTATCATTCGTGAGAGATGGTGAGGAAACCGTAAAACTTGCCAAAGAGGAATCTAAGCCTGAATTTGATGACAATTACGCTTCTGGCTTCCCAAATTTAGCTAAAAATGATTCAGAAGAGGCTTAATGGTAAAAAAGAAAGCCGTTCCTAATGATAAATACTGGCAAGATCGTGCCGAGGAGAGGCTTTCTGACGCCGAAAAACGCTCTGTACATTATATAAAAGAGATTAATTCCGTATACGATAATGCGAGGTGGAAGATAATCGAGGAGATTAAATCTCTCTATGATAATTACTATAAAAAAGACGCTGGTTTCGATAACGAAAAACTTCGAGCAATTGTGCCAAATGGGACCCTGAAGCAATTCCGTAGAGAGATGAATGAAGCTGGGCTTTCTGACTATCTTCCAGAGAACTACAAGGCTCGTATGACAAGGCTTGAATATCTTTATGCACAGTGTTGGGCGGAGAGTAAAAAAGCTAATATGAAGCATTATAAGCTAGAGACTGAATCTCATAAAGAAACTATAAAGCACGGTTATTATAAGAACATTTATGATACCGCAGTAGGGTTAAAAATAAATCCTGTTTTTTCCGGCTTAAACAGTAGGGCGGTTAATGAAATACTGAATACTCAATTTGTAGCCGGTAATTATTCGAAGCACATCTGGAAAAACACAGATAAACTTGCGCGCACCTTAAAAGAAGTGATTGGCTCAGCTGTGGCTAAGGGTGAGGGGTATGAAAAGACCGCGAGACTCATTAGAACTCGCTTCGACGTCACAAAAAGTGAAGCGATAAGATTAGTCAGAACAGAAACTTGTTATTTTCAGAACCAGGCGGAAATTAAGTCTCTAAAAGAGATGGGCTTCAAAAAATACCAGTTCATCGCAACACTAGATTCGCGTACTTCTGGTGTTTGCAGAGACCACGACAAAATAGTTTTTGATGTAGATAAGGCTCAGGCTGGGTTTAATCTTCCCCCGCTTCATCCGAACTGTAGGTCTACGATTACGGCCTACCTTGGTAAAGAATATGAAACAGACACTAGAATTGCGAGAAATGAGAATGGTGCTAGTGAATATGTAGAGAATATTGATTATGACGAGTGGTTAAAACGTGCTAAAAACGGGACGTTAAGACGAGAGCCTGTCACAGTAAAGCCCGATGTAGCTAGTAGTATCATCAATGCTGGCGGTGTTTCAGCCACATTATCTAACACTGCCACTAAAACAACAGAGCAGAAGGGCTATATTGGGAATAGAAAGCACCTAATCCCAATAATTAAGAAAATGGAAGAATACGATCATATAACTCAAAAAATATCTGAAATATATAAAAAAGATGAGATAAAAGAAGTCTTCCTAGGTTATCCTACTAAAAAATCCGCTGTTTTATTTAATGTAAGTAATAAGACTAAAATATTTTTCATTAAAGATTACGCTCTGCACATGGACAACTCTGGGCATTTTACCGGAAAGGGATATGGACCGCGTGGGCATAATGATAAAAGGCCATTATCTATGGAGGAACTTTCCACAGCGATTTCAATTATTAAAACTGCAAAGAAAGATGAGGTTATCAAAGGAGATATAGTTAGAAAAGCACAGAGGTATTTTATTGTTAGAAAAACTACTAGTCTTCAGCTCATCAATGTTGAAGTTGCTATCGATAATAACGGTAGAATGGATATTGTCAGCATTTACAACACAACTAAAAAATATGTAGATAATTTAAGGAGAAAATACGAGCAATAAAAAACGGGGCCTACACAATCGTAGGTCCCTATTAAGTCGAGGATAGAGTGTACAAGCCCTCAGTCTAACGTCCGAAACCGGTCGACTTACTTGAGTTTATACTATCATGTAGCTTTATCTTTGTCAATTTGATATTCACCTCTGCGGTTTCTATGGTATAATATCCCTAGATCATCTACGACTTGCATAAGTCTTAGTTGGTCTTTTTTTATTTTGAAGCCCCACGACCACTTATGCTGGTCGTTTTTTGATAGAGCAAAAGTAAGCCGAGAGGCGATAAATCGAAAGGAATTGTTGTGCCAACACCAATTATCAATAAAGACGAATCAGCCAGTCAAGACCAAACTGGAACTACTGATGAAAAGAATCAAGGTCAAGAGCCAAAAACTTTCTCTCAGGATGAAGTTAACGAAATTATCTCCAAGAGAGTAAATGAAATTAACGCTAAAAACAGTGAAAAGACTGCTAAGGCTATTGAAAGCGCTCTAGCTGACTACGAACGTAAAGCAAAACTTTCTGAAGAAGAGAAGGCTCATGAGGAGCAAGAACGCTTAAAAAGTGAGCTTGCAAGCAAGGAACGCGACCTGTTAATTCGCGAAAATCGTGCAGAAGCACGCGAACTATTACAAGAGAAGTCGATGCCTAGCATCTTTGTTGACTACATCGTAGACGAAGACCTCGAAAAAACCAAAGAAAATATTAATAAATTTGAAAAGGTTTGGAACGAAGCTGTCGCAGAAGAAGTCAAAAGGAAGTTGATTGGCAGAACTCCAGTTGACCCATCAAGTAGGCCTAACCCAGGTAGAGATGGTGGAAAAACCAGTACTTTGGAGCTTCTCTTTGGCAAGAAAGGATAAAATATGCCAATTACATTAGCTGAAGCGAAGAATCGCAGTCAAGACAAATTAACCGATGTAGTAATCGATGAATTTAAAACTTCACCATTACTAAACGATATGGAGTTTGATAATACCGTCAAACCTCAAGGTGGTAAATCTCTAACTTATTCATACAATCGTATCACAACCCAGCCTACTGCCGCCGGTCGTGCGATTAATGGAGAATACACTGCACAAGAAACAAAGACGAGCAAAGTTTCTGTTGATCTTAAAGTTATGGGCGGTTCTTACGAAATTGACCGCGTTTTAGCTGCAAACGAAAATCAGGTTGTTGAAGAAGTTGAATTTCAATCTAAACAAAAATCTAAAGCTACTGTAGCTGAATTCCATAACCAAGTGATTAATGGCGACTCTGGTGTACGCTCAACCGATTTTGATGGCTTAAATAAGATTTTAACTGGTACTTCTAATGAGGTTAACCCAGCTGCCGCTATCGACTTATCGGACGCTGATAAAATTAAAGCCAATGGCTCTGCTTTCCGATTTATGCTTCGTAAAGCTCTCGGTAAATTAGATGGTAATGCAACTCATATCCTAATGAATAATGATATGTATGCTGCATTTCAATCTGTATTCGATGAAGCTCATGGCTTAGTTATCACGCGTGATGAGGCTGGAAACGAAACTGCTAAATTTGGCACCGCAAAGCTCGTAATCATGGGTTCAAAACCGGGTGGAAATACCCCAATCATT